AGTTCAGAAATGTCTCGGGATTGAATCCTTCCGCTTTCATACGCAGATTACCCCAATAGATCGGAACAGTGTTTCCCATGTACGCATCGAAAATCTTCTCAGTCGTATAGCCTTCCTGACTGGAATTCTCGAATGCAATCGTAAAACGATACTTGTTCAGCCAGGTTGCCTTCTGTGCAAGTCCGGCCTTGCCTAACTTGGAAGGCGCAATCTCGGCGCGCTCTTCGTCTGAAACTGTCGTGTCTACCTTGCCAGCGAAGTCTACCTGACGATATGTTTGGGATAGTTCGCGCGCGAAGTTGAGTCGGAAAGGCACAGGATTGGAATACACGAAGTTCGCAAAGCGACGATCCAGATAGTTTGCCTGAAGTGATGTGGACTTGCGTTCGTTCTGAAGGACCTTCAGCGGCACTCCATATTCATAGAAGCGATAAATCCAGTACGGAATACGGAAGTGTTTCTTCTGATAATCCATTCCGTGCGTGAATGAAATCACATAGTCAAAGACTTCAAACCAAAAATTCTGAGGTCTGACGTTTTCGTGAATCAGAAGAATCTTGGGTGCAGATACTTCCGGAGGAGTAATATTGTTGAATACCGAACAGAAGATCACATCAGCGGCCGCCGGATCAGTCACAACACGCACATCATATTTACCAAATAGGAACGAATGGGAGTTCTTGAAGTAGTGTTCGAAGATGATTTCGTTGGTGTCCCAGAAACCATGAAAGTAGATATTTAGGATGGGCTTATTCGACATTTTTTTCCCTTTTTAGTATTGCTTCTATGTCATCACATGTTTCGCGGATCGTATGATTCTCTAGAAAATATTTGTGCGCCATCGTAGTTTGTTCGTACACACCCAGAGGACTGAAGTCTTTAATGTATTCCGTCAATTGTTCGTCGGTTGCGTATGTAAACCCCAGAGGCTTTGCTCCGGGTCCATTTGCATTCACAAGCTTGGCGGCTCCGGCCATATGTCGGGAGGCCCACGGAGTATGTCTCTGCATTGCTTCCAACAAGACCAGTCCGAAACCCTCACGCTCAGAATGCATGATATACAAATCGGCCGCAGTCATCCAGTCATTTATTTCTTCATGCTGCTCAACCACAATAGGAAAAACTTTACCTTCAACTCGATTTGGGATGAGGTCTTGATAGCCGCCGTAACCAGTAGTAACCAGAATAGCATTTGGTACATCTGCGGCCAAAAACAAGTCAGCCAATTCTTTCATCTTCTTGTTAGGCCAGTATCCACCACAAGAAAGGAAGATTTTCTTGGCCGCATCAAAACCATATTTCGCAGCAAGTTTATTTCGAATATTAATGCGACCTCCATACTCGAAATCGTATGGAATGCCATGGCGGATATTGACCGCCTTGTCGTGGAATCCATTCTTGAAGATATGCTGCACATCTTCTTCAGTCGACCATGCGAGATACTTGGCATTCTGCATTCCTAACTGCGCTGCACGAGAATCGGAAGGCAAAATGATCATATAGACAATCGGAGATGGAATCTTCGCTCCGTTGGCTAGTACGAAGTTCTGAGTATGAACATCCGCACCATGAACGATGATCAGGTCCCACTTCTCCTGAAGTATCTCGCGTGCGGATGTGACTCGCACGCCGTTCTGATCACCTTGATGCTCGTCTGAGTAGATCGCGACCTGATGGCCGCGACCCAACATTTCTTCTGCCATCCAGCGGACATAGTTTTCCGAGCCGCCTGGAAAGGGATAGTATCGATGAACAACAAAGAGAATCTTAGCCATTTTGCGGAAGCGTCCCGATTGGTGGTTCATTTGCTGGCGTGTAGACAGTCGCGCAGATGATATCTCGCGGAAGCATCTGGCCGTCCAGAAGAAGAATCTTGTAGTTAGGATTAATCTTGCGAAGCAGATCGATCACCGGCCCTTCTTCGACAAACGACCATTCGGCCGAACCGAACAGACGGCGATCATTGATAAAGATGGTATGAGTCTTGATATCGTCTTCGGCAATGGCCTTGAGTTCATCCAGAAGCGGACAGCCTCCAGACTTGCCACCACCTAGAGGACCGGACGCATGTGCATCGAGCCAGAAGACGGCTTCCTGATCCTGAACATTTGGAAACTTCTTTTTCAGGTCTGCAAGAAAGGTAGGAATCAGATCGGGGGAATCTCCCCTAAAGATGCCGGCATCGAGTCCTAGATTGCGAATGGCTTGCATGTTTTCTTCTGAAATCACATCGTCGTTGAGTTCTACCGAGCGACCAAAGGCGAAACCATGTTTCATCATTCGCACGAATGTATCGCCGCGATATGTTCCAGTCTCAATGAACGACAGCTTGGATGGGGGTCCGAACTTATCCACATGCCATGTTTCGAGATTGATATCCTTGGGCTGATAGAAGTCTTGAATGCCTTGATCGGCATTGCCCCAGACCGGACCAATCTGCTTACCTGATTCCGAGATAATGTTTAGCTTCACCATGATTCATTTACTCCCTGTATTTCGCGTCGATGATTTTGTTCCATGAAGGTATTCTGTCGTACTGATGCACGATTGCTGGTATGATCTTGTCTTCGCCATCGTTATGTGAAAGGAAGACTGTGCCGGTCGGTTCGTGAATATAAGGCAGCTTGTGTTCCAGAAGGTTAGGTCGGAAAGCTTCTAGCTTATTGGGGTCTGCCACCGTTCCGAGTTGTACCGCATATCCGCTCTGCATGTCACAGAAGCGTGTGATATCTTTCCACGGTGCCATATTAAGTAGGATGTTTAAGGCAGCTTGATCGGGATTGCGAACGGGGGAACCAATGGAGAGAAGATAGATGGCGAGGAATAGATCATGCATCTCGCGCATTTCACCTGAGATTGTCCCGCAATTATATATAGTCTTCTCTTTCATGGACTCGTACACAAATCGGGGATATGAATTGAACATATTTTCATTGCCCCAAGGTTCGTCCTTGTATGCCAGACATTCCGAACCTACGTTGATTGTTTTGTAGTCTCTAATATGTTCCGGCCTCCTCAGAAAGTCGATGGGATTCGACTGGAAGATAACATCCTTTACATCGGTGGTAACAATATATCGATACTTCTCTTTCCACTTCGCCTCCAGACCAAACTCATACAGCGCCCGGAATCGGTCGACCACCACCGCGCGGGGTGAGTTAAAAAATGTGTTGCCGGCCGTGTCTTGTCCGTAGGCATAAATCTGAACTCCTTGTGCGTCAAGTTTTTTGATTGTGTCTGCGGATACATTGAAGCAGATCATGGCAATGTCGCCGGCGAAACCGGAACGCTTCAATGATATGACCCAAGGCTCGACTTTGTGATAGTCATAGTTGGACATGACTCCAACGACTAGATCACTACGGCTTGAGTTTGTTTTCCCAGGGAGGGTTTGTTCCATATTTCGCTTCCATTATCTTGTTGCCCACAATAAACATCGTGGGCTTGGGTGAGTTTTCGTTTCCGCCTAGGCGATAATTTACAGTATGTTTTCCAGTCGTGCCGAAGTTGGTATGATTGAAATGCTTGGTGACGATTTCAAAGAAGCGTCGGTCGCCGCCCCAGCCATGATGCCAGTGATTGCAGACATTGATCAGGAACTTGCGAGAGAATCCATAGCAGGATGTATCCACCAGGTGGACCTGATCGTTCATGAAGGCCGGCCATTCGCCGAGCGATTCGCAGTTGTCCTTGCAGATAAACTTGCCATCGCGACCATAGATGTTGCGTAGGGAATACGCCCAGTCCCAGGACGAATCGTGCATGTATTGGATCATCGTTGAGACATGAATGCCGTCATAGGACGCGTCTTGGTCGAGGAAGAAAACATATTCCTGATTGACGAGATGTGGAAAGGCTGCGTATACCCTATGTCCGTAGAATCCATTCGCACCTACATTTTCCATTAGCTGGGTCACGACGACCTTGTGTCGGGGTTCAGGATACTTCTTGTCGAACTCCATACGAACCTTGTAGTAGTCGCGCGCGAACTGAGTACCGTCGATCACGATATGATGGGTGAGTTGTCCGTCATAGCCCTGATTCTGGACTGATTCCATTGCATCCAGAAGACAGGGCGCGCCGGTCGTAGGAGTAATGACCACGACCGACGGCTTCTCGCGTATGATGTTGAGCGTGACCATATTATTCCTGTAGGAACTGGCGGCCGTTGATTGGAATACTTACTTCATTCTCGGCAGTCAGTGGTTGGGGCTTGCGGCTAATACCCAAGGTCAGGCGGCCGTGTTCCATTTTAATCGACAAGTCTTCTGGCTTTCGATCAGGATCATATGGTGGAATGATAACCTTTTGGGCTGTACCATCCACATAGATCGTGATCTGCTTTCGATTCGCAGATAGTTTGGCCGAACAGCGATCCGGCGCCACTCCTGGGAAGTCGAAAACATATGAGAATAGTGATTCGGATTGTTCCATGTGATCGTTGTCCTCTTCGTTTGTTACATTGTGGGTCACTGCCCAGATGTAGTTGTTAACTTGTTTCATGGCTTCCTCATGAAGTTTGCGATATGACTTCATGAAATTGGAACGGCCTGGATGTCTGAAAATGAACATGTGTGTACAGTTCTCCTCTATTATACGCCCGTGGAGCCGAAGCCCCCGGTGCGATTTGCTTTTGAATCCGGCGATAAGGTCAGTCGGAAAAAATTGGGGCGCGAGATGCGACTCCATGGATATCCAGTAACTTCGCCTTTCCATCCACTTTTATAAGGACGCGCCGCACAAATCTCGGCTTGAGCAAGTCTCATTCCATGATTGATAAAGGTGATACGATTGGAAAGATTGATCATCGGAATGAATAGTTCGTTTGTATAGTCTTCATCGACCACACCTTCACAATTGATCATCGTCAGGCCTTGCTTGTACGAAACTCCAGAGCGGGGATGAACTCGCATATCATGTCCCTCCGGAAGATCAAAGATCATGCTAGTGGGAACAAGAAGTCGAGTGCCGCCGGCTGGGAACCAGAAAGAGTTTTCGGCTATTGTGCCGGGGTCTCTATCTACCTGAATCTTGATAGGATGATTGTCGGAATCAAATCCTAGGATAGGTCGACCTTCTGGGTTGTTGTATGAGAGATCAAAGCAGGATGCCAGATCAGAGCCGAAAGACGGCAGAGGGATGTTTGCCCCAAAAGTGTATACGCCAACGTCCATAATATATCTCCATGATGAAAAGAAAGGATGGTGGAAGAGTTTCCCCTCCCACCACCGGTATGCTTGTATTAAGGCTTTGCGACTGGTTCGCCGAAGTCTACTGCAAGTGAGGCAGAAGCAACTTCAGGAGCAGCAGGAGCAGCAGGTTCTTCCACAACTACTGGAGCAGCAGGTTCTTCCACAACTACTGGAGCAGCAGGTTCCTCAACTACCACGGGGGCAGCTGGCTCTTCTACGACTACAGGGGCAGCGGGTTCTTCTACGACTACAGGAGCGGCAGGTTCTTCTACGACTACTGGTGTTTCCTCAACAACTACAGGAGCGGCGGGTTCCTCAACAACCACTGGGGCTGCTGGTTCTTCCACTACTACTGGAGCGGCTGGTGTTTCTTCTACAACGACTGGTGCAGGAGTTTCGACAACAACAGGTGCAAGCACTTCAACGTCATTGCTTCCGGAAATCACGACGCCGTTAGGTAGCGTGCCGGATGCTGTGATAGTTGCTGTGCCTGGAGCGATAGATGTAACAAAAACTGTTCCATCTTCACGAACGCCTACTGTAGCAACTTCTGGATTGGACGAGGTCCAAGTCAGAGAAGGTGTTACTACATCAGGGACTACATTGCCAGCGGCGTCAAATGCCGTCAGCGTGGTCGCCACAGGCAGCAATTGTTCTAGTGTAAATTGCTTTGCCATGTGTGTTATTCTCCTTTAAGGTGTTTTGGGTATTGGTGCGTCAAAATTGATCATCAAGGCATAATCTAACTGTTTAGAAAGTACCGAAGTCTCTTGTTTTTTGGCCTCATCAGGAAGTAGGTCATCAATCGGCCTAGTCTCATCATATGAAAGGGAGCGATACTCTTTTCCATTTTCAATGGATCGATCCATACGACCTGGACGATGAAAACGGTCGTCTTCACGTTCGTCTTCGCGTTCTTTTTTGGGGTTCGTCTTCTTGTTAACAAGGACAACCTTGAGTTTTCCCATCAGGCCCATGTGCAGAGTATCCTTCTTGTCTCGTTATTTATGATTGTTCTTCTTGGATTTCAAGAGGGGTAAATGATTTCTTTTTTCCAATGGAGTATTTAGCCACCAAACTCCACTCGGCCTTGTCGGAATGCTTGACAATCTTGATCTGCGTAATGGATGCGACAGGATCGACATCCGGAACCAAAGGCTTGACTAGTTCAATCAGGCCCCATTGAGCCAAGAGATTTGTGATAGTATTGCGACGACCAATATCGTTCTCGGAAATGTCAGATTCTTTGCCATCGAGAACGAAGAGTTCCTTGAAATGCACGATAGCAAAGCGGCCGCGCTTGTGTAGAATATGGCATGATTGATAGAGCGTCTTGTCTTTCTTGGATGCGACCCCGATACGCGTAAGGGTCTCCTTGACTTTTAGGAAGTCATCGTCTTTTTTGAGACGAAATTCTACACCTAGTCCTTTGAAAATGTCCTCATTTTCGACCGGCACCTGCTGCTGCTGCTGTTCGTTTTGTTCCATTACCCAATCCACCTTTGTTCATTTGTCAGTGTTCATTATATTCTATATATGGAAACCTGACTCTATGTATTCTAGAAGTTTGGAAAGGGTTTCTTTCGTATTACTACTCTTCAACCTATTGGCCTTGAAGCTTATCACTTCAACATTTCCTTTCACATAACCAAGAGATGGAATTCGCTTATCTAATGACGGTGAATTATCCGTCGGACCTTTGCCTTTGCCATTTTCGGCGATGATGAGAGGTGTACCGAAGATAGGACAGTTTTCTGGTATCACAATGTCGGCCGGCGTAATATCAAAAGGAACACCATCACGCTTGGCTCTTGTTTTGGCACGCGTAAACATGGCATATATGTAAGCTTTTCCACCAAGCCTATATTCTGCACGCCATTGTCCCGTCTCGGTTTTCTTCTTTCTACTTTTTCGAGCATATTGGCGTTGTCGCTCTCGATCCTTCTCCAAAGACATAACAGAAAGATTCCGTTTTACAGCATACGGCGGCCTGGTGTCTTCTAGCATTTGTGTTCTCCTATAGTTACACTATTTATCAAATAGCGTATTATATAGGGTCATTTTTGACCGGATTTCAATCCTCCCTGATTTATTTCTTCCCGCAATTCTTGTATCTGAGAACTTGAGAGAATCGTCAGGTACTCGCGCGCCTTGCTATTCGAGATATTATAGACTTTTTTTATTACATCAAGGTCTTCGGACTTCTCTAGTTTCATCCACTTCCTGAAAGGCCGGCGCCAACTTCTGATTGCACTCAAAAGAAACTGATACTGAAGTCTGGCATCCAGGCCGGGATTCTGATTCATTTCGTTTGCCCAGAGAATGCAGTCGGCATGGAACGACAGGGCCTTGTTGACCACGAACGGCACATAAGACTTGTCGTCCTCAGGTGAATTGAGGACGACATTCTTACGCTCTAGAATGGACGGAAGGATGTCCCGAAATAAATCGATAGTCTTAGACATCGTGTCGTTTCTTTCGCTTTTGATTTACATATGGTTTGCCGTGATATTCTACTGGAGGAATATCTTTCATAGCATCCAGGCGACGCTTATGTTCAAGTTGTTGTTTATGCAACCTGTCATTTTCCCGCGCGCATCTAGACACACTTTTCTCATAGGCTTGTTGTTCTTTCCTCTGCTGTTGTGCGCCTCTATTTCTTGCACTGGCCTCGGCACGCATCTGCATTTGCCTGTGAGTTAGAAACGGAGCCTCGTCTTTTGGATCACGCTTCTTATACTCTAAAATATTAACGCCGAAGCCTATGCAAAAGCAATCCGGATTTCTACAACCCCAGAACAAAGTGTCTGTTTCGTTTGTATATTTTAGGGTCATTTCCGATAGCTTATAAACATCTTCGCAGCCGGAACATTCGACTAGCATATCTTGCTTTTTTCCTATCGGAGAAAACATACTATTCGCGTACATATCCGGATACAATCGTCTTTTCTCCGACTCAGAAAGTTTGGAGAGTTCCAGATTTCGATGCGCGACTCCTTCCATAATTTCATCAAGAATGATTGAATCGATTCTCTCATTCATTTTGGCTTCTTTTTGCAGATCATGCTGCAACTTTCGGCGCTTGTTTTTATCCCAGTCTAGTTTTGTTCCCATATCACTTGAACTCACATTCTGACATGACTTCCGTGAAGAAGGCTGCCACATTGATTTCAGGGTCCGCCACGAACGCTGCCTGATACTGATACTTGCCGAGCAGCAGCACCACCTGAGGCACTCCTGTTCCGTCGAAGTAATCATACAAACCGTCGTAGATTTTACGGAAGATGACGCGAGCGTCCACATCCGAGTTATCCACAACCCACTTACGCATGGTTCCAAAGTCCTTGGTCTTCAAGGACTTGATAAGAACATCCAGATTGCGTAGGTCCTTGATATGTGCGAGAACGCCGGCGTCGATGGCACCAGAACGCGCAAGTTTCTGAAGTTCATTTAGCGTCTTGCGAAAATCTGGGAAATACTTCTCGACCACCTTGAAGAGATATTCCTTTTCCCACTTGACGCCTTCCGTGTCGAGGATCGTGCCCAGACGCTTGAATAGCTGCATTGCCATCTGAGGACGCTCGTACTTCTCAATGGAGAAGTCGATGTGCTGACAACGGGAATGGAGCGCGTCGATGATGCGACCCTTGAAGTTACAGGTCAGGATGAAGGTACAGTTTCCTGATACCTCTTCCATGACGCCACGAAGCGCCGCCTGCATTTCTGGGGTCAGATAATCGGCTTCGTCAAGGATGACGACCTTGCGACCACCAACAAAGGACGCGGTGGTTGCATAAGACTTGATCTTGCCGCGCAGCGTATCAATGCCTCGCTCTTCGGACGAGTTGATGAAGATAAACGAGATGCCTAGTTCTTCACACATCGCACGGGCGACCGTTGTCTTGCCGACACCAGGTCCACCCGTGAGAAGAATATTCGGAACTTGCTTTTCGTCCACGAACTTCTGAAAGAAGTCCTTGATACGCTTGGGAAGAATTGTGTCCTTTATGGTTTTTGGTCTGTAACGCTCACACCACAGAAATTCACCTGTATTTGTTGGCTCAATCATAAAAATATTCCTTTTGTTTTCACATACTTGAAGCTGCGTTTTGCCAGCCGTCTAGCTTCGTCTATTCCCGAATATTCTACACCATCTAACAAGAGGCGCTTAGACTTTGGATTATCTTTTCCTCGTTTTCCATACCCTGGATTTCCAGTACCCTTATATGATCGACGGTTTTTCATTCCTTCAATATAATTCGGAGATTTCGATGTATCTCCTCCATCTCCTCCGGAGGTGAGATTATATCTAGGATTGAGTTTGTCAATCCAGAAGATTTCCCGCTCTATATTCGGTGAGTCATCGATGCATTCTATTCTGAAGTTTTCGATGCCGTATTTTCTAATGGCTTTTCCGAGATGCGTCAGCTTTCCATATTTTGCACAGTAAGCATGGCGGCGCAGGCGTTCATCTAAACTCTTTGTGGTAAATCCAACATAAAAATGTTCCGTCTTCAGATTTGTGATTTTGTAGATCATGAGAAAGTACCTCCTTGCTTATATATAGCAATCGGGTACTTTTCAAGAACTATTCAACCATATTACTTCACCACCGTTTCAAACATCGTTTCGAAGACGCGGAATTCTTCAGACTCGTTGTCGAACGACGCCTTGAACTTCGCCTTTGCCAGCTTCTTTGCAAGCTTCTGAGGCATGCCCAGGCTCACGTACAGGGCTTCAGCTTCACCCTTGACCAAGTCCTGCTCGGCGGCGATGCGCGTGAGCGAGTCAACCATGAGGTCGACCGACTTCTTGATGTTCTTGCGGTCGGTGTCCGAAAGCGAGTTCACCGAAAACTGTGGTTGATTGTGTCCAATTTTAGCCATGATATATCTTACCTTTCTACTGCGATTGTGAGGGAGACATTTTCTCCCACAAATGAAACATACTTTCCAGCAACGACCTGCGCCTCATAGGCGGAAGACGACGGCAGCTTTGAGAAGCGTTCGAACGAGAACGTTTCACTCCAGACAGCCGATCCCTTCTCGGGCTTACCTGCCGTGAGTTGAATTGTCGTGGAGACGGAATCTGGATTTTTGACATCGAATGCCATCAGGAAATAGTCTTCGCCGTCACTCCCCAACTTGATGTTTGGCAGCGAGTTGATTTCGGCGATCTTGATGATCATTGCGATTTCAGCCGATTCGATCTTCACGGTTGGCGCGCCTTCAGGAATCACCAGCGACTTGTCGGGTGGCGACTTGATAAGTGCCGCGGCGCCGTAGCCATACTTCAGGACTGTCGTGCCAGTCTTGATTGTGATGACCTTGTCACCCAGTTCGAATGTCGTGTCTGGCGAGATTTCAAGATTGCGGATGAATGTTCCGAGTCCGCAAATTGGAAAGTCTTTCGGCAAATCTTCTTCGATTTGCGCTTCGATGAAGATACCTTCATCGGTCGTGATCGTGCGCTGCGTCTTGCCGGCCTTGAAGAGAAGGTTTTCGTTGACGGATGCAAATAGCTTGAGGATGGCAATAGTTCGCTTTGAAATATCCATTGATTTTAATTCTCCATGATATGAAGGTACATTCTACACTAAAGCGTGATGAAAGTCAAGTAAATAGTTCGACCTGATTCTGGAGGTCTTGCAGCGTGCCGTCATTAAAAATCTTGTGGGCATCGCTGAATGTGTCACGGGAAATCCACTTCCATTCGGAAGGATGAATTGTCTTGTATGCCTTTTCCATTTGAGGATCATCGGATGTGGCAAGGTCGCTGTTCTGCTTGTATGCCACATCCCACCATTCCGGATGTTGGCCTCGCGCGACCGCAATGATCTTGCCGCCCATCTTCTTGATCAAATCAATTTCATTAGGAAAACGGCAGTCATCGATCACATAATTGGAATGACCGGCATCATCGAGGATTTTCTTTTCGAGTGCCTTGAGCCAAATATCAGGATGGAAGTAATTGCGTCCAACTTCGGTTCCAATCTCCTGCAATGCAATGCGAGGAGAGAACGGACGCTCTAGAACCTTGCTCCAGAACTCGTCCTTTTCTTCGCGGCAGGCTCGGGACTCGGGTGTGTCACCCTGGAGCATGGAACGATTCCAGCCAAACATGCCTGCGGCTGCATCTTTGACTGGATCAGCAAAGGATAGCTTTTTGTATCCTTTGCTGTTTACTAGATATTCCGCAACGGCTCCTTTTCCGGAACCTATCAATCCTACTACACCAATGATAGCCATAACAAACCTCCATAAACACTAAATACAATGTCAGTCGCGGATGGCCATCCCACTGACTCTAACACCCGAAGGAGTATCAGCTAAAAGATACGATCTATTCCTAGAGATTCTTTAGGACATTATACTAAGTTATAACTTTCCCGTGTATTGACTAGTCTGGGGCATGTTGCCTGAGAATGCGTATGTGCCGACATGCTGGGTTCGCATCCATGGGCACAGCCAGACCTTGATTCCGATTCGGCGCGCATACTGACAGAACATATAGTCCTCGGACAGATAGCGTTCGGAATCGGGATCGATTACCGTATCAAAGAAAGCGTGGATATAACGGGAGCCGTCAAAGTTGGCTTGTCCGATATGATCAGGCTTGTACTTCAGATGCGGATAGGCAGTTTCAAACTTTTCAAAGACTTCGCGCTTGACCATCATGAAACCTGTTCCGATTTCGAGAACCTCAAGAGGCTCCGTCACCTTGAACTGCTTCGTACCTGGCACAGGATTGAAAACAAAGTTTCCAGTTAGCTGTTCCAGATCGCCGAGATTCATGTTCGGATGGGTGCGTGCGGCGAGTGCTACATTGTCCCAGTTGATGGACTTCTTTGCATACGGTCCGCCAATGATATCCTTGTCCAGCGCGAGGCATGTCAGGATGTCGTTTGGATCGAATCCAATGTCCGAGTCCAAAAAAAGCAGATGAGTGTAGCCTGATCTTAGGAACTCGTCTGCCAAATAATTTCGTGCGCGTGTGATGAGAGATTCATTAAACAGGAACGAGAAGCGCACCTCGATTCCGTACTGCATCATCATTCCTTGCAAGTCCAAGCAAGGCTTCATATAGAGTCCGTGATTCATGCCGCCATACATGGGAGTCGCGACGAAAAGCTTTCTCTTGCGTAGTTCTTCGATCTTTACAGTAATTTCCATAGTTTTCTGTCCTTTTTTGAGCATACATTGGGGTAGCCGATATCATATATAGTATGCAAGGAGAACAACGATGGCATTTTTTATCTACGAAATCAAAAATATTTTGAACGGCAAGAAATATATTGGCTGGACCTCAGATTTTACACAGAGGATGTATGAACATAGGAACAATGCATATAACCCCCAACATCAGGCATATAACTTTGCATTGTCGAGGGCCATCAGAAAATATGGATGGCACAACTTTTCCGCGGACATTTTACAAGAAGTGGAATTGGATTCAGAAGCTAAGTTATTAGAAATAAAGTTCATAGGAGAATCCAATACCCACTCCAGAAATGGTCATGGATATAACATGACATATGGGGGTGACGGAACCTATGGACTGAAACATACCAAGAAACAACGGAAGGCCAACAGCCTGCGAAATCTAGGAAAAAAGCTTTCCGACTCTCACAAGAAACATATCACTGAAGGTCTCTATTCCAGTGGCTTTGTCAAAAAGGTCTCGAAAAAATGGGTGGTTGTCACTCCCGAAGGAACGGAAATAGTTATTGATAATCTGAGACGATTCTGTGCCAACAATGGATTGGATCAAGGAAATATGGCCGGCGTCGCACGAGGAGAACACAAACACTGTAAGGGTTGGAAATGTCGCGGCCCTATAGAGAATGGGGAAGAGGTTTTACCCTCTTCCCAAGTTCCTTAGGCATTTATTTTTATTCACGTCACCTTTTTAGGCAGCCGCGGTAAGTGCCGAACGCTTTGCAGAAGCGGTACGGGCGCTCTTCGGAAATGTTCCGAGACGATACACGTTGACCGTGTGACCGTTGATGTTCTTCCGATTCGTATAAATCGGATAGCCATCTTCGCGCAGATCGTAAACGCGGGCTGCAACATTTTCAATACCGAATGTATGACGAGCCTGGTTGGTCGTGATATCACGGCCGTTCGCCAGGTAGTTCAACATACGGGTCTTGGCACTCTTTCGCGTAGTAGTCATATTTTAGTCACTCCTTCACTTTTGCGAACATTGTTTTAGATACACCAATAGGCAGAGGGTTCGCATTCCTCTGCCTATTGGATTCGTTAGTCCTTAGGGGACGGGACTGAATTCATTACAGCCCCTTCGCCTGCAGGAGATTTTCAATTTCTGCCGTGATATCATCGACGGTCGCGGCAGCGGTTGTTGGAACAGTGGCAGATTTCAGATCATTCACAATCGTCTGAGCCGCAGCCTTCTGGGCTGCCTCGACGGCAGCCTGGGCAGCCAACTCTTCAGGAGTTGGCGGCGGCGGAAGCAGCTTGTCGACCTCAACGTCAATCTTGGTGTAGAGGTCCATGAACTGTTCCTTCGTTTCACGGTCGAAACGAGCAAGGCAGAGTTCAATTGCCTGGCGACGGTTCTGGTCGAAGATCACGAACGCGTTGACAATGTGAACGAGACGACGGGTCGAAATGATTTCCGAACAACCCTGCATTTCGTAGGTCTTACGGATTCCGTCAGCCCATTTGACAAGGCGGGTTACAAACTCAGCCGCTTTTGTGTCGAGATATTCGGAGAGCGTCACTCCCCGTTCCTCGAACGCAATGGCAAGGGCAGAAAGCAAAATCTTTTCTTCGACTTTCATCGAAGGATATTCCTGCTCAATCGTAATAGGGAAACGCTCAAGGAACGCTTCATTGAGGACATTCGTACCAATGAACTTTCCGTCCATCGAACCCTGACCCTTTGTGTTCGCGGTCGCGAAAACGTTGAAGCCCTTCAGCGGCTTCACCACCTGATTGATTTTCTTCAGGTAGATCGGCTTGCCTTCCATGACGCCCTGAAGACACATAATCTTGTTCGAACCGAGGTCGACCTCGTCGAGGAGAAGGATCGCTCCACGCTTCATCGCGAGGACCACGGGTCCGTCTTGCCAGACAGTACGTCCGTCGAGCAGTCGGAAGCCACCGATCAAATCATCTTCATCAGTTTCCATCGTGAAGTTAACGCGAACAAACTCGCGACCGAGCGCGGCGCAAATCTGTTCCATCATGAGTGTCTTACCGTTGCCAGAAAGACCCGTCACGAACCCAGGATAGAAAATGCCGGAGCGAATAATCGACTCCAGGACATTGTACTGACCGAACGGAACATATCCACGCATCTTGGCGGGGACCAGGCTTTCATGCTCGAAAGCTTCGACCGCCGTTGCGGCCGTTGCAGGCTTCGCGGGATCGATTTCGTTAAACTGAACGGCGGGAACGAGAGCGCCCGCAGCCTTCGTGGTCAGAGGAATTGACGGACGGAAAGCGGGAGCCGCTTTGATGCGCTTGGTGGACACAATCTTCACTCCCGAATTGACGGCCGGGGTCGCCGAAGCGACACCGCCACCGTTGCCAGTCACGTTCTGCAATGTATAGAGACCGCGACCAATGCGGTTCTCAGTTTTCGACGTCAACCACTGCGGCCAAGGCAACCCTGCCGAGTCCGAAACAGCCTGGATCATATCACGATCCATCTGGGAGACCGAGTCCCCGTAAAGCTTGCGGGCTGCGTCAAGAAACTCGGCGCGATGCTTTGTAACTTTTGCCATGATGTATATACTTCCTTCTCAATTTTCACAAGTATTATAGCACGAAAAGCACGGAAGTGTCAAGCGAATACCTCGAAAAATCGTGGTATTAATCTTGTTATTTTCAAGCGTTTCAGGCAATAAAATAACGGTTAACAAATTCGCTATTTCACAGGGGATCACTGTGATTTAGACCCCCTGCTTACAAATGCGCTGGACAATGGACTTCAGGATCGTCCGCGAGTTATTCTTGACGGCGGTGAACTTTTTGAAGTCCTCAGCCGCGTCACCAGTCATGGACTGGAAACGGTTCTGGTTCGAAACGAGGACCGAACGGCCGACCATGTAGAATTCATCATAGCCCGGCACGGTCACTCCCGCCCAACCCTTCTCCGTATACGCTGCCATCGTCGCCGCATATTCCGTCGGGCCGTTGGCATACTTTCCAGCGCAGCCGGAAAACGGGCAGATGTAGTAGCCAATGACATTGGCGTTCGAAGTTTCCTTGATATCCTTCATGAACAACTTCTGAAGTGCCACAGTCACGGAACGCTGATCGAGCGTCTTCATCTTTTCCGCCCGGTCACGCTTGGACTTCTTATCATGCCAAACGAGATAGCCGCCATTCGGAGTGTAGGCACCCATGATCTTGGTCAGACTTCCGTCAGCCGTTCCAGTCACAGGATTGGAGTCGCCGTCAGTCATGACCATCAGGGTCACCACGTCAAGCTTGTGCATTTCCTTGAACTTCGCAACCACGTCGCGAGCGAGATAGATGGAACCGAGGAGCGGAGTACCACCCATGCGATCCGACATAAGCTTGCCCATTGCGAGCAGGCGGATATTGATTAGCGCCTGATTGAACTCACGCAGGGACATGCGGCTCGAAAGAAGATTGCGGAGCCAGAAGCCGTCGATCAAAATGTCACTCCCATCCCGACCCGACTGAAGCGCCTTGGCCTGCTCGGTGCGGAAATTATAGTTCGCGTTCGCGCCGCCTCCAGGCTGGAGATCGTCCGTGAAGATATAAACGTCAAACGGAATGTTTGCCTGACGGCAGAACATGGACATGGAAATCAGGCTCTGGACAACATCCACAATCGTATAGGTCATGGAGCCAGAGAAGTCCAGGATGAAAACGATGCCGTGGCTCTGACCCTTATGCTGAATCAGGGAACGACGGAACACATCATCATTGTATTGATAAGAGTGCAACTTGCCCATATCGAGACGGCCAGTCTTACCCGACTGTTCCCGAGCGTGGCTTGCCGCTGCCTTGTACAGATCGAATTCCTTGATCATGTAGGCGATGTTTTTCTTTTCCGCAGCGCGGAAAGTGTTCACCCACTTGGTCGCCATTTCAACCGTCTTGGCATACGTCGGCGCATTACGATGACGGCTGATATGACCGCCACCGGAATTCGCGAGAAGGAACTCAATGTCCTTCGCGTGATCAGCCATCACACGCTTGAAATCATGAACAAAATGCTCATAGACAAGCGTCGGAGCCGTCACACGGCACCACTCAATGCCAGTCTGAGCCAGCGTCTTTGCAGCTTCCTGGAAAGCCTTGTCAGTCAATCCTTCGCCCAGTTCGGACGCAATTTGCTGTTCCGTAATATCAGCAACGTCAACCTTATCGGACGACTTGCCTTCCTGCTCGGAACCGTCGCGGACGATTTGATCGGTCGGGCTGGAATGTGTTTCCGTGTCACCCTCGGCATCGGAGTCCGTTTCCTCGTCGCCGGCCTCACCTTCACCGTCTTCGCCTTCGCCTTCGGCGCTTTCAGCTTCGGCAGTTTCCGACTCGGACTTTTCACCCTTGCCGTCACCTTCGCCATCAGACGCTTCATCGCCTTCGCCGTCGGCATCTTCCGACTTTTCCTTCGACTTCTTGGAAGAAGGCTTTTTCTTCTTATCGCTTTTCTTGCCGTCAGAATTCTCGGACTCGGCACCCTGGCCGCCCTGTTCCTTGTTACCCTTCGCCTTGTCGCGAAGGAACTGGATGATATCATCCGCAAGCTGAACCAGTTCGGGCCACGTTTCGAGAGCCTCGACGCGCGCAACAAACGGCGCTTCCTCTTGCGAGAAATACACGCCGATACGAGCGCCGGCCTTCGTGTGAATATTCACACGATCCATAAACGCGAGAACCGATGCCTGAGCCTCGTCATGCGGGGTCGCTTCAATCAAAGCTTTCACTTTGAAGAAATCGCGTTCCCACAGCATCATGTAGCCAGACGAAAACGACGCCCGGAGACCCGGATAGCGACGCTTCATTTGACGCTCAATACGAGGGTCTTCCAGAATGTTCAGGATGTTTTTGACGAACGGCATCGCCTTCTTATAAGACTTGCCGTAATGCTTTTTGGCGAGCGTTTCCATCGTGCCGATCCAGTCGCCCATACGAGTGTAGAGCGCGTGACCGACTTCGTGACCTACGAGAAGGTCATAAAGATCAGCCGACACGTTTTCCCAGACGGGAAGGATCAGAAGACGCTTTTCCAATTCGAAGCCGGCCGTGACCGCTTTCGGATCGTGAATGATTGTGATATTCTCTGCCGCGAGCAAACGCGCGAGCATTGACTTGTTTTGGACAAGCCGTGCTTCCTCGCGAGCGGTGCGCGCTTCATGGAGATTGGTTAATACAGTGGACATTGTTTTCCTTGAACTCTCAATTTCACAAGTATTATCTCATATCCGGCTGGGACATGCAATAAAATAGTGGGCAAGAATGTTGTTATCTTTTGTCGTTTCGCGCAATATTCTTTCGACCTCGAAAAGTGAGCATTTCCGTAATCTTATTGCTCTTGCGACTCATTCGCAACTGGCGGATTCGCGTCTGTGATGCGCGACCCAGCTTGACTCTTTCTTATCTAGCGGCTTCCTAAAACAAAAAATCGGCTCATACTTGAGCATCATCTTACCTTTACCTGACTCCTTCGCAACCTCACAAAAATATTTCATCTTACCTTTCATGACTGGAACTTTCTTGGTCGTCGTTTCATACAATGTATGCTCCTCAACTTCCTCAAAGTCTCCAGTTTCTTCTAGTCGATTTCCGCCAGGCATCTGTGCGAGCGACATCTTCAGGGTGTCTTTATGCGTCAATCCCAATCCCGTTAGAATGTCGATTGAGTCTTGCACCAGAGGATGCTCAACTCCAGACATAACAATATCAGACACATTCCATAAAATATGTCCACCAGGCTTGAGCCATTCGACCGCTGTCTCCAGAGTTGGCTTCAGAAAGCCATCGCGCCAGGTTGCGTAGTCTCCGAACTTGTGACATGACTGCTCGGCGTCTTCGGAATAAACTTCTTTCGCAAAGTATGGCGGAGATGTGAAGACAACATCGACCTTGCCCTTGTACATCTGAAAGTCAGGATGATTCCTGATTACTTCTGATCCTTCTTGGAAGATGTGGAACGAGTGTCCGTGGTTTCCGAAGAGTCCGGCGTCACGGACGTTTTGGTTGAAAAAAGTTGCGAAATCTTGGTACTTAGTCCATCCGCCAGGTCCCACATGATCGCTATTAGGATCAGTCCCAATATAATGTACGGCACGGTCAGTAGAAACAGACATAGCGCCCAGAAGACGCCCGCCCCAACCACTAGAAGGATCGAAAATAATAGCAGGAGGGCTATCGCCAGAATGAGAGTTGTCAGGGCGTGGAAGAAACCGTTCATAGAGATATCTCGCGGTAAGAGGAGGAAAGTTTACGGCATACTGACAGAAGGAGACACGGAACGCTTTCAGACCTACCGGAAAGAGTCGCTGACCCTTTTTATATAGACGGATTGAGAAGTCATGCGGGAGTGACAATCCGCCGTCGATCACAAGATTTTTCTTGTCCTTCAGGTCCGAATTGAAGCCAGTATATTTTTTGTCACGCTTTACTGGGCATAAGAAATAAGCCAGTTCGTCGGTCTCTTTGAAGGAGGCCAGAAAATGTTCCGCGCCGCGAATTGGTTCGTTGATACCTGGAACGATATCACCTACCGATACCGGATTCGAGTAGTGATAAAAAGAATCTCGCTTAAAGTGTCGATTTGCATAGGTAACAAATGTCTCATACAGTTCTTCTTTGGCGAAATAGTCATATATAGAACGAGACTCGGCGACGTTCTTGCCATAGGTAATGCGGGTTTTCATCATCGTGGGAAACCATTCATTTACCGCATTACCCACAATCATAGTATTCCGGATAACATCTTTCTTACCCGTTCTATGATCTATCGTCTCCATATACCCTAAGGAGTAATCTTTAATCATACCCTTGAAGTTTTCAATGATGCCTTCCTTTGTGAAGCCGACTCTAGGAGGCAGTCCTTCGTCGTCCCACAATCTGACAACCTCTTTTCGGAAGAAGCGAATCCAGTCGCGGAATTCGTCCTGTGACATGAATAGGATTTCATCGAAAGTTGGATTTAATTTTGGGTCATCAATAAGCTTATCATTTCGCATAATATACTTTCCATCCATTCTTAGTAGGTAGGTCTGATTTGTTCCGTAACCGCCAAGCAATGTTGGAATATGATATTCCGTGCTGTCGGCAAATCTCCATTAATTCTGAACAATCATTATAACACATTATATAGGAAAAAGCAAGATGCAAATTTCAGTAACATCAATTC